AGTCGATAATGGTGAGAAGAAAGAGGGCTAGGATTTTTGTCAACGGGCATCGGCAACATTCACAGATGCCGGAGCGGGCACTCTTGCGCCCGTGCGTCCGTTACTTCGTGACCAGCTCACGGTCCGCCCCCGGTAGCGGGAGCAGCTTGATCTCTTGATCTGTGCTGACGTCGAAGGCGAGTTTAGCGCAACGGCCGCTCTTCTCCTTCAAGATGATTCTCCCGACGCCCGGGATATCGACTGCCTGTCCGATCTTAACCGTGAGATGGAGCATTGTGCCTCACTGAGCCAGGTATTGTTCGCGCTTGGCTTCCGGCAAGGCGGCGAGCGCCTTCTCGTAACCAAGGGAATCGTTCTTCGACAACATGCGGTCGAGGTGCGCGAACTCGCCACCATCATCCGCATCCGTTGGATCAGAGGCAGGCACATGCGCCAGCGTCGGCGGCGGATCGTCCCGCTTCTTCGCTGGCTTCCCCGGATCGGCCTGTTTGCCCGTGGGTTTCCCTGCCGGATTCGGATCGGCCGGCTTGAACGCAGACGTGATCTCTCCGGCAATCTTGGCATGGGCCTTGGCAAGGATTTTCGGGTTGAGCGGATTTACCGACGTCGACTGAAGCTGGCGAACCTCGGCGTCCAGCGCGTCGCGTAGGTATTTCGACTTCGTGTACTCCGGATGCTCGCCCATGAAGCTGGCAACATCATCCTTCCACGTGTCGATCGCGGTGTCGCGTGCGACTTCCGCCCTGATCTTGACGCTCTTCAGTTCGTCCGCCTGCTTATCGAGCGCCTTCATAGATGCGCGATACTCCCCACCGGTCAGCTCGCCGTCGTCGAACTTCTCGGTAAGCGCGTCCTTCTGCGCCTCGATATCGTCGATCTTCGTCTGATGGTCCGCTGGCAAGATCCACCGCGGCGCCTGTTCCTCGGGCTCATCCTCGGCGATATCCTCGACCACTGGCGCTGCTGCAGCGGCGGCGGCTTCGGCTGCCTTCTGGTCCTGAGTTGCAACAGCCGCAGCCTCTGCGGCAGCGACATCATCACCGTCGTCTTGGCCGTCTTCATCGCCCTCATCCTCACCTTCGCCGCCGGTGTCAGCACCATCGGCGGACGTCGTATCCTCGGCGCCATCATCACCGCCGTCTTCATCGCCCTCGCCCTCGTCGATCTCCTCGAGGAGGCCTTCGCGTTCTTCATCTGTAAGCAACGCCAGTTGCTCTGCACTCATCTTGTCCATTTCGCCCTCGTCGTTAACCCAGCCCTATCGGAGCTGGCCTGTTGTCCGCCGGTGCGGCTGCTCCGGGCGGTATCTGTGGTTGCTGCTGTTGCTGTGCCTGCTGGGCTGCCGCCTGTTGCTGAGCGGCGACGGCCAGTTGCTTGAGATTGTTCTCCTGCTCGGTGCGGGAGACGAATCCGGCCTCGTGCAGGAGATGATCGGCCACGTCGGCGAGCGCCGGCGCGATCGCCACCTTGCCAGCAGCATCGAGCGCAGTGCTCTGCGTCGTGATGTTGGTGGATGCCACCTTCGCGCCGATCTCCTCGGCTTGCGCCTTGCTTTTCGCCGCATCGGCCTCGGCCTTGGCTGCATCGGCCACCATCTTGCGCAGCTGCGCCATGACCGTCTGCATCTGCAGTTCCGCCTGCTGGGCCTTCGCCTGGTTCTGCGCCTGCATCTCCGGACTGTCTTCCTCAGCATCGGGGTCCTGCATGCCGGTGACCTGCCGAATCCGCTTCACGATCTCGTCGCCATTCGGGATGTCCATCGACTCGACGAGGAGATCGAGCGTGACGATCGCCGCCTGGGGGGCGACGGGAGCAAGCTTCGCCATCAGCTCCAGCAGCTTGTCCACCTGCGCCTGACGGACGCTCGCGCGCCAATCCTCTTCGGAAATGACATAGTCCGCCTTGGTGCGGATGATGTCGTTCTCCGGCAGGCCATCGTTGATGCCGATGTATTCCGGCGAGCCGCGCTTGTTCGTGATGCGGAATTGCTTCTTCTGATCCATGAACTGCTCGGTCAGAGAGAGCTTCTTCTCGCCGCGGACCTGCTGGGCAAGCCGATGATTGTCGAATAGGCCCGACGTTGCCAACGCGCCCTGTGACTGCCGCGCCTCGATGGCAACACCAGAAACCGCGTTGGTAGACCGGCCAAGGTTCTCGTCCGTGACCCCGCCGACCTGCTGGAGCATCTGAATGTTGCGAGACATCAGCTCAAGGTGCCATTGCGACAGGTCGCGATCGACGTCGAGCTTGAGATCCTTGCCAGACTTCTTGACGATGATGGCGTCCGGCCGCGCGACCTCTTCGGCGAACTCGTCGAGATCCTCGACGGCGCCATCATCCATGATAACCTTGTTCGACGACAGGATCGCCAAGGCCTTGCTGGCGCGCTTGTTGATGTCCGCCTGGATGTCGCGGACGTTGCGCACCAGACCGTAGGGCATGCCGTCACGGCCACGACGCTTGTACCAGATGGGCGTGAACGGGAACTTGTTGTGGCGATACGGCGACGGCGAGAGCCAGAGCAGTCCGGCTGACGTGAACAACGCGACATAGGTGCGCATCGCCACTTTCTTGACCACTTCGGCCTCGCCGTTCTCGACGTCCTCGGTGTGCCCGGGCGAATACTCGTCGAAGAGCTCACCGGCAAAGACGCCGCCGCGCATTTTCTCAACTTCGGCCGGCATGCGGAACCAGAGCTCGAAAATGCGTGTGCGCTGCCGGCGATAGCCCGTCACCTGGTCACTGGTGTAGCCGCTCTCGCCCTTGCCTTGGCTTTCGAGCTCGAGCTGATCCATAGGCAAATCGCCATAGGCATCGAGCATGGCGAAGTTGTCGGCCTCGTCGACCGAACGTCGCAAGAGCGCCTTGCGCTTCGAAAAGGTGGCGCAGGCAACATCGAGGTCGACCCACTTCGAGCGGCCGACATAGCGACCGTCCTCGATGTCGAGCCGGGTTGCCGTGCTGTCCCACAGCATGTTGCGCCAGTTCTCGTAACGGGAATAGATCGGCTCACCTTCCTCGTCGCCCTGCCAGCCGTCTTCCATCCAGCCGATGCCAACCTTGGCGGCGTCGCCGAACGCTCGGCTAACCTCGAATGGCTCCCGGTTGGCGTCCGAGAGGTACTTCAGCAGCTCGGTCTTTCGCTCGGCCGGCTTGCCGTCTTCCTTCCGTCGCGGCAGGACCTTGAAATCAGTCCTGTTGTTCTTCTCAGTGCCAATGACCCAATCAACCGTGGTGGCGGTGACGTTGAAGACGAGCGGCATCTGCCCGCGATCGCGCAGCGTTTGTGCGTCGGCCTCGTCCCACTGAATGCTGTCGTAGAAATCCTCGTCTATCGCCTGATCTCGGCGATTGGCTGCTTGGCGATCGAGCTCGCGCTGCCAGATATCGAGCAGGCGGAGATGCAGCCGCTGCATCGGGCCGCTGTCGAGCCTGTTGCCCGCAATCTGCCGCATCGGCGCTGGTGTGTCCGGTATGGGGGACTTGTATTTCTTTTTTCGGACGGAGCCGTCCTCCGCCGCGAGATCAAACATCTCTCATCTCCGTCTCCACAGTCCTGCCGGTGCTGTGGTTGATCATGGTTGCTTCCGCGACCACGGGCGTTGTGTCTGGCTGGTACGGGGGGATGGACAGGAGCTCGCCGAGCATGTCGTTGATGAACGACGCGATGAAGATCAGCGTGCGTCTGTCATGCGCGGAAAGTCTGAGGCAGTTGGCGAACTGGAACGCAGTGCGTGCGGCTTCCGCTGGATCGCCGATTTCTTCAGACCAGATCCATGCGCGGTCTTGCGTGACCACACACGGTATCAGCCCGTCCTCCAATTCGCTGCCCGCTCGAATTAGGACCATGCAGGGCCGGAAAGAGCCATCCAGCCGCAACCATGTTCCAATAGCGGTAATTGGCCCTCGGGTTTTTGTCCACTGCCTACGATTTAGGTCTAGGTCGGGTGTCAAGGTTGTCCTCCTGAAAGATGGAGGACGTCTTGCCCAAGGGTGAAAACTGCTGTGATGGCCTCATGCCGCCATTCCTGATCTGTTGCCGCGACGTGCACGGGTTCTAGCGCCGCCAGTGACTGCAAGGCGGCGCACCTCGTCGCGGGCCTGCGCTTTCTGGCGCAGCGCGTCGGCTGCGTGCTGGTGACCGTTGTTGTGAGGCCGGTCAGACCAGACGCCCATATTCTCGTTCCAAGCCTTGCGGTAGTTTTCGAGATGGATGATGCCGGGGGCGCATTTCACCTCGTCGAAGTAGTACGTCGAGAAGTCGTCGCGCAGCTGCTGGATGCCAACGTTCACGAGATCGGGCGTCCGATCGACGATCTCAATGTTTTTCAGCCCGAGACCTTCGAGCATATCCTTCGGCGTCTGGATCATCACAGCGCCCGGGCGCCGCTGATTGCCGTCATGCGGCAGGTAGTGATGCCCGAAGACATACCCACGCTTGTCGAACTCGCGCACGATGAACGAATACGGCTCGCCGCTGCACTCGAAGTAGTCGATGAAATGATCTGCCATGCCAACGGCCTGATGAAACCAGATGGCGATGTCGTCGTTCACGCCAAGGTCCCAAAAGGTGTTGACCGGGATGCTCGGCATGTAGGGAACTTTGGTAATGCGCCCATCGAGGCGGCAGCGCTCCAGCTGCTTGGCGAGGTATACGCCTTCAGTCGAGACCTTGAACGCCTCTTCGAGCGTCGTCGGGTACTCCGACCACATCTTCTCGTCTTCGTCGGCGAAGGTGTTGCGGCGCGTCGCCACGTACCAGGCGCGCTTGCGTGCTGACAGCGGGCGGCCAATCTCCCGCTCCATGCGGTCGAAGTAGTCGTGATCCTTCTTGCTGATCACGGTCGTGTTGGGATCTTCCTCATACTCCTCGGCGTCCCACCACGACGCGAAGTGCAGCCGGTATTCCTTCTTCGACAGCTTTTTGCGGAGATCGGCGTTGTTCTTCGCCTCGGTGACCATCTTGTAGTAGGCGCCATCCCTGCCCTTGGCAGTCGACTCGATGAAGATGATGCCCTGCTCGGCGGCCGGCAACGCGCCCGTGACGATCTCGTCAGCCTTCAACGGCGACTGGTAGCAGATGATGCCGAACTCGGAGACGTGCAGCCAATTGAGCGTGGTACCGCGCGCAGACGTCGAAACCGAGATCGACGAGCCGTTCGCGAACACCTTCTCCTTCACGTTGTCGGTCTTGATCGGGATCATCGCCCGAATCGGCGGCGGGAGCTTGTCATAGGCGAACTCGATCTTGTCGCGCATGATCTTCGTCGCGGTGTCCTGATCCTGGGCGATGATGGCGCCGGTCTGGTTTTCATTCCAAAGGCAGGCATCGAGGATCATGATCTGGATCAGCGTCGAGAAGCCACGCTGGCGAGCCTTCGGCACGATATTTCGGTACCAGAGGTTTTGAATAAGGCGTTCCTGCACCTCATTCGGCACGAACAGGACCGTGTTCTTGTCCTTGTCGAGGATGTAGTAGAGGTTCCGGATGCGCCAATGCGGATCCCTGAGCTTCTCTTTGAGCTCGTCCTCCGTAATGCCCGCAAGATGTTTATACAGCATCCGTCGTGTCCTGCTCGTCGTCACGCGGAGCGAAAGCAGTGTTTCGCGGTGCGTCCGAAGATGCAGGACCGTCTTGGTCCTTGGGGGTGAAAGCGTTGCCGCTAATGTCCTTCAGCCAGGAGCCGAGCGCGCTGTCCTCTTCTACATCATGTTTGATGTGTTTGGTATCCCGCCAGATGCCGGGCCTGCGGTTCTGAAGCCAGAACATCGCGGCCTTGGTATCGGGCGGCACGTGCTCGATCGTCTCGACGCGCTGCAGCTCCTTGTCGACGACAACGATCTTCTCGGAATCAAACGTGTAACCGACGGCGCGTCGATAGAGGGATTCCTCAACCTTCTTGTCGGCCTCGTCTTTGCCCATCTCCAGCGCTTCGCGAAACTCGGGATGCTCGACCTTCCAGCGATGGATGGTGCGCAGCGCTACGCCGAAGAACTGCGAAATCTCCAGATCGGTGGCGCCAAGCTTAGCGAGGAGCTTCGCCTGCTCAGCGAACTTCTCCTCGTAAGCCGTTGGCCTTCCACCCGCATCTCCGCTGACATCGAAAGCCCGATCGAACTTCCAGTGCTCGATGCGCCACAACACCAGCGTCTCGATGTCGATGCCCAGCGCAACGGCAACCTCATCCTCGGTCTTGCCGGCACGGCTCATGATGTGAGCGAGGCCGCAAAACCGCTCCTGATATTCCACCGGCTCCACCGAAGTTGCATTCTTCGCAACTTCCTTCGCGGCCTTCGTCACCCTCGCCTTCCGCGTCACCTTCGGAGCGCTCTCCCCCTTGCCAGCCACGGGTTTCGCCGCTTTGGCCTTCCCGCCCTGCGAAACCGGCTTGTCCTTTAGGGGTGACAAAACCTTCTCGGGCTGCTTCGCCGGGGTTTTCGTCTTCCTGCCTGCCATCAACGCTCCCCGATCTCGTCCATCCGCGCCGACACAATGCGTGCAATCGCCTCCTGTTCGGCGTCAGGCATGTGCAGGAACGACTGATGCGCATCGTCGCGAAACTTCGACCAGGCAACGTCGCTCAGCGGTCCAGCCTCTTTCTCGAGCTCATGC